CTCAACCGCACCACCGTGCTCCGCCTCTACGCCGCCACAGCTGCCGCCGTCATGCGATGGGAGCCACGCTTCCAAATCAGCCGCATCAACCTGGCATTCAACGCCCCGGCCGGTGCCACGGTGGAAGTGGCGGGCCGACTGGGTAACAGCGATCTGACCACCACAACCCGTGTAGGAGGTGGCCTGTGAGCGCCATTGATATCAGTCTGCTCCCGGCACCGTCGATCATCGATGAAATCGATTTCGAAACATTATTCGCCGATCGTAAGGCGCGACTGCTTGAGCTAACACCTGAGGCTGAGCGCGACCAGCTGGCCGCTACGCTGGAGCTGGAAAGCGAACCGATCACTAAACTGCTGCAGGAAAACGCCTACCGCGAAATGCTGCTGCGGCAGCGTCACAACGAACGCGCCAAGTCGCTATTGCTCGCGTATGCGGCCGGCCCTGAGCTTGATCATATTGGCGCGACCTACTACCTGACAGAGCGCCTGGTTCTGGATGCAGGCGATGCTGAAGCAGTGCCGCCCGTGCCGCCCACGCTTGAAAGCGATGCTGACTACCTGCGCCGAATTCTGCTGGCTCACGATGCGTTCTCTACGGCGGGCAGTCGGCAGGCATACCGCTACTTTGCGCTCAGCGCTGACCCGGCGGTGAAGGATGCCGATGCTGTGCGCCCGCTACCGGGATTTATCCAGGTGTACGTCCTATCCCGCGAGAGCGATGGTGCCGCTGATGCTTCTCTGGTTGCTACCGTCGAGTCGGCACTCAACGCCGAGCAAGTGCGCCCGCTGTCCGATACCGTGCGGGTCAGCAGCGCCGAGATTCTGACCTTCAGCGTGTCCGCGACCCTGCAGCTGCAAGAGGGTCCTGATGGGGATGTTGTGCTGGCCGAGGCCAAAAAGCGGGCCGCCGACTACATCGATGAGCGACACGCTCTGGGTGCCAAAATCGTACTGGGTGCGCTTGAGGCCCGGCTGTATGCACCCGGTGTCGAGCGCGTCACGCTAACCAGTCCGGCTACTGATATCGGCGGCGATGCCAGTCAAGCGCCGTACTGTACCGATATCCAGGTGAGCATTGATGACTGACCTGCTGCCGCCTAATGCCACTCCGTTGGAGCAGCGTATTGCTGACGTTTGCGCTGACATAGAGCGTGCGGACGTGCCGATGGATGCGCTCTGGGATGGTGAGCGGATACCGGCCAATATGCTGCCGTGGTTGGGCTGGGCAGTGGGCGTTGACCACTGGGATCGTCGCTGGGGCGAGCAGGTCAAGCGCAGCGCCATTGCCGAGGCTATCCCGATCCGACGTTTGCGCGGCACCGTGTGGGCGGTGCGCCGTGCACTGGAAACGCTGGGATATACCGACGTCGAGATACTGGAGCACGCCCAGCAGGACGCTGCCTGGCGAGCAGTCGGTGGTCTGTACCTGGACGGCAGTATTGTGCTGGATGCCGCTGCAGTGCTGGGGGGCGATTTGATCGAAGCCCCGCGCGTGGTCACAACCAGCTGGGCGCAGTATGCCCTGGCATTCAATATCGCTGATGCGCCGTTTGAAGCGCGCGACCAGCGCCGCATTCGTGAGCGAGTGGAGGCTGCAGCCCCGTTGCGCTCTGAACTGATTGCACTGATTTACCGTTATGCAGCAACCTGGGATGCACAGATTCGTGTGGCGCCCCTGCGTCAGTCCGTGCGCATGAGCTACAGCGACTGCGGGGGTGCTCGAGTGCATCGCGCCCGCCCGTTGATGGGGTGCTGGTCGCTATCCGGCGAGTATACGGCTCGCAACCTCGATGGCGCTGAACGCCTGCGCGGTCGCTTCTTGCTGACCGGCCAGCGACCGATCGGCGAGGCGCTTGATCAAGGCTGGGGTAGTGCGGCGCTGAGCGTCCGCCAGGACACGACACTAGGGTTTCGGTCAGCGACCGATGATGCCTGGACGCTCTGCGAGAGTCGTGTCGATGCTATCGACGGGAGCTGGGCGCTCAACGAATGCGTGGATGGTCATCGATCTGTCGACGGCAGCTGGGGGCTGGATCTCAACCAGTTGCACCGCATTCAGCGCCCACTACTGAACGGCATCCGCACCCTGGGGCGTCGTGACGCCCTATCCACTATCGGCACTACTGGCCGCGCGGCCGTGCGCGACCGACGCCTGCGTAAGGAGGTTTACCTGTGAGCGATGTAATTCCTGCAACCGAACAATTCCGCGCCAAGGTCGCGGCTGCTGTGGCAGTCGGCTCCGCCGTGCCGGCCATCACCCATGTAGCCTGGGGCACCAACGGGGATCCGGCCAGCCCGGCCGAAACCGCGCTCGGGGCCGAAGTGCACCGCCAGGCCGTGGATTCCGCCATCCCTGATGGCGTCCTGCTGCATATCAACGCCACCCTGGCGGGTGACAATGTGATCGGGCACGCCATTCGTGAGATCGGGCTGATCGATTCGGATGGCGACCTGGCTGCACGCCGCGCGTTCAGCCCGCTGGAGCTTGATTCCGGCACCGAGATCGACGCCACGCTTGATCTGCAATTCTGACCCTAACCGCTGCTGAGGACCTACTCATGTCAGAACAACTTACCGTTACCGACCCGCTGTTCAGCGAAGACCTGCGGGCCATCCAGACGACAGACCCGGCCCATCCCGATACCTGGAACCCGCAGTTCCTGGCGTTGCTGAAAAACGACCACTGGCTGCGCGGCCTGATCCTGCAGACTCAACAGCAGGTAGAGGATATTCTGGGAAGCGACCCGATCCAGCTCTCAGACCAGTTGGACGCCCTGGTGCAGTATGGCGCTCAGCGCGTATTCACCGAGCGCGATCTCCAGGTACCTGCAGCCACCATCACCAGCGCGGTCGGCGGGGATGACTCGATTGACCTGGATAGCACCGCAGGCGTCGAAGCTGGCCAGCACTACGCGATTAACGATAGCGGCAACGTGCAGGTGGTGCGTATTGCTGAGGTGTTGTCGGCGACCCGTATCACCCTGACCACCACGCTGATCAGCACCGTCGCTAACGGCTCCAAGCTGAGCCGCATCGCGCCCGGGCATTACTTCACGCCACAGCTGGACGACATGGAGCGCGGCGGCACCGTGCATATCCAGGGCACCGCGTCCGGCGTGCAGGGCTGGAGCGGCAATGCCTGGCAGAACCTGGTCAAGCGCGCCGATGGCGGCTATGACATCCCGGCTGGCGTCAATCGCCTGCGCGTTAACGGCGACCCCTCCCGTGTGGCTGTCATCTCGGCCCTGCCGATCAGCGTCACCTGGCGCGCGGCCAACCGCGTACCGGCAGACGGCGCTACCGGCCTGACAGTGACACCCACCTTGCAGGGCGCACCGTATTACCCGTTGTATGGCGTGCCCCAGCAGCAGCGTCAGTTCCAAGTGATAGAACAGGGCGGATCCTTCGCCGCGCCGCTGTACGAGGGAATCGAGACACCGCTAGATACCACGCCGCTGACGGATCACGCGATCGCTACGCCGCTGACCACCGACAAGGTCTACCAGTGGCGCTACCGTGATCAGAACGTGGAAGGCGAATGGGCGCCCTGGTCGCTGCCGACCGCCTTCACAACAGCCGATACCTATGTCGCCACGCCTAGCATCACCAGCCCACTGAATGGTGCCACTGATGTTCCTGAGCAGCCGGTCATCACGGGCAGCGCGTTTAGCGTGGTTAATGGCAGCGATACACATGCCGCCACCTCTGTGCGCATCAAAGATGACACTGGCGCGATCGTGTGGGAGCTGATTGAGTCTACGACCCTGCGTAATATCACTGTCCCTGCAGGCATCCTCTCCGAAGGCGCGCGAACCTATACCATCGAGTTGCGCGATCACGGCACAACATTCGGTGCATCTGCCTGGTCGACCCCGATCAGCATCACGACAGCGGTATCATTCATCCCTGATTTTGAGGCGCAGATCGGCGCGCCCTACGGCGGCGGCTTTGTGGCTGGCAAGATTGTCTCCGACTACGACGGCAAAACCTATGGGCTGATCGTGTCAGACGGTAGCGGCGACAGCGTCCAGATGGGTGCCGGTACGATGAATTGGCGCACCTCGCGTACCTCTGTCACCACGACAGGCGGCGTGCCGCCAATGACGCTGGCAGATGGTCGCGCCAACCATAACGCCATCCTGGCACTGAATAGCCTGGCTGAGTTTCCGGCGTTCAAATGGATTGAGGACAACTGCAATGCCGGTGCCGGCCTGAACGGCCACAGTGACTGGTATCTGCCGAGCCGTGATGAACTTGAGATTATCTACCGCAACTTCAAGCCGACGACTCAGGACAACAACACTAGTACACGCACCACCACTGGCTTTGGTGGCGATGGCGCAGTGTTTGGTACCAACGCCAATTCTATCCCTGTGGGTAGCGGCTACACCCTGACAGACCCGGCGCAGACTGCTGATGCGGCCTTCCAGGCGGCTGGCGAAGACGCCTTCGAGGCCAACCACTACTGGTCTTCGACGGAGAGAGACGCCAGCTACGCCTGGAGCCAGACCTTCAACAATGGCACCCAGAACGTCAACACCAAGGACAGCAGTTGTCGGGTGCGTGCCGTCAGGAGAATTGCCCTTTAACCTTTTAACTTTTAACGGAGGCCGCGGCTGGTATGAAGGCGAAAGATCTGCCGATCTATCGGGACACCTTTGAGCTGATGAAGATGATCACGCAGCACACGCGCAACTTCCCCAGGGATTTGAAGATCTCCCTGGGCGAACGGTTGCGCAATGACTGCCTGGACATTGTTATCAACGTATACCGCGCCAACGCCTCTAGGCAGGGCCGCCGGGCAATCGTCGAAGCCATCCTGGAAACCATCCAGGTGGTGGAGATGACATTGCGGCTCTGCTGCGATATGGCGCTGATCAGCAAGCGGCAGCACGGCCAGCTTGTCGAGCGCACGGACGCGATCGGTCGCCAGGCCTATGGATGGGCAAGAAGTAGCGCATGACATCACAGGTAATCATGGCCAGAACGCGCAGGGCCACGGCTTTGCGCGGCGAGCCAATAATCTCGGACTGCTCCCGCTGGGCGACCAGCGAAAGGGCGCAAGCCAGTTTCGCGGTGGTTTCAACGATCCCGCTGCGCGACGTGACAGTGAGCAGCTTAACGAAGACGCCTTCGAGGCCAACAACTACTGGTCATCGACGGAGAGAGACGCCAGCAACGCCTGGAACCAGAACTTCAACAATGGCAACCAGAACAACAACAACAAGGACAACAGTTATCGGGTGCGTGCCGTCAGGAGATTATGATGTTTACCGTTGATGAGGTGTTTCAAGCCTACTATGACTGCCGCCGACACAAGCGGAACACGCCCGCTCAGCGCCAATTTGAGCTGCGCCTGGAGCGCAACCTGATGCGGCTGCAGCGCGAGCTGAATGACGGCAGCTACACCATCGGCCGTTCTATTGCGTTTGTGGTTAGCTACCCGAAGTGGCGTGAAGTATGGGCGGCACAGTTCCGTGATCGCGTGGTGCACCATGTGATCTATAACCGCATCGCCGATCGCTTCTACCGCCGCTTCATTCACGACAGCTATGCCTGCATCCCAGGACGCGGCGCACTGATGGGCGTGGAGCGAATCCATGGGTTTATGCGACAGGCATCAGAGAACTGGACGCGCTCTGCGCATTTTCTGCAGGCGGATCTGGCTAACTTCTTTGTCAGCATCGACAAGGACATTCTGTTCGATCTGCTGTGTCGCCAGGTTGAGGATGGCGAGACGCGCAACCTAGTTGCCCAGGTGCTGTTTCATGATCCGACCCGCAACCCGATCATCAACAGCCCCGCCTGGAAGTTTCGCCATGTGCCCCGGCATAAAAGCCTATTCCATAGCGAAGGCAAGGGTCTGCCGATCGGCAATCTGTCGAGCCAGTTCTTTGCCAACGTCTATCTGGACGCGCTGGATCAATTCGTTAAGCGCGAGCTCAAGGTGCGCTGGTATGGCCGGTATGTCGATGATGTCGTACTGATTGGTCACGACCCGGCAGCGCTTAACCGCGCCTTTGAAGCAATGCAGCGCTTCGCCAGCGAGCAGCTGGCGGTGCGCTTCCATCCAAACAAGACGCAGCGCAACACGGTCGACCGCGGCATTAATTTCTGCGGGTACATAATGAAACCATATCGGCGGTATGTGCGCCGGCGCAGCACTAATGCCATGCGAGAAGTTGCTGCTAGCCAGGAGCGACGATCCAGCCCGACCTCATGGGCGGCTCGAATGAACAGCTATTTAGGGCTGTGCAGGCATGCCAATACTTACAACCTGCGCAAGCAGGTCGCCATTGAATCAGGGGCGCCGTTCGGGCCTCAGCTAACCAAAGTCGCCACCAGGAGATTGACTGTATGAGCACTAAACACATTACTGCGTACTACCTGGACGCCCAAGACGGTCGGCCAGCCAATGAGGCCCCTCTGCGTCACGGCCCAGTTGCGCCCAGCGCTACGCTGGAGATCGATGCTGTAGATCGGCGTCAGGATCCCGCGCTGATCATTGGTCGTATCCCTGCAGACGAGCCGCTGTCCGCAGGTATGGCGCTGATCAGCCAGGAGGAGCATCAGGCGTTGGTTACCGACGTGCAGCAGTGGCGCGACGCTAACGCCGAACGCGAGCTCGCCAAACGCCGAGAGAGCATGGAAGTGACTCGGTTCCAGGCCCGCGCTGTACTGCGCCAGATGGGGCTGCGCGAGCAGGTGGACACCATGATGGCCGACCCGGCAGCCGACCCGCTGGCTGTCGATGCCTGGACTGATGCGCAGGCGTTTAAACGCACATCGCCAACGATTGCGCTGCTGGCCAGCCAGCTGGGGCTGTCGGATGCAGAGCTTGATGATATGTTCGAGCGTGCTGCGGATATCGAGGCCTAATGCAGCGGGTGTAAGGTCATGCTTTACACCCGCCATCCCTCCTCTCTCCTCGCGCGAGCCTGCACACTGACCCCAGTGCTAATGCAACCGCAGGAGAGAGCCAATGGCAACCGAATACCATCACGGCGTCCGCGTCATCGAGATCAACGAGGGCACCCGCCCGATCCGGACCGTATCGACGGCCGTGATCGGGCTGGTTGCCACCGCTGAAGATGCCGACCCCACCTACTTCCCCGAGAACAAGCCCAAGCTGATCACCAACGTCATGGAAGCGATCGGCAAGGCCGGTACCACCGGCACCCTGGCCAAAGCGCTGGATGCCATTGCCGACCAGACCAAGCCGGTCATCGTCGCGGTGCGCGTGCCCGAGGGTATCGACGCGGCCGCGACCACCACCAACCTGATCGGCACCGTGACCGCCAGCGGTCAGTACACCGGCATGAAGGCGCTGATGGCAGCCGAGAGTCAGTTCGGGGTTAAGCCGCGCATTCTGGGTGTGCCGGGGCTGGATGATCAGGCCGTGGCCACCGAGCTGGTCAGCATTGCCGAACAGATGCGCGCCTTTGCGTACATTTCTGCCTTCGGTGCCGCCACCAAGGAAGAGGCTGTTACCTACCGCGACAACTTCGGCAGCCGCGAGTGCATGGTGATCTGGCCCGACTTCTTGGGCTGGGATACCGTCGCCAATGAAGAGACCACCCTGTTTGCCACTGCCCGTGCGCTGGGCCTGCGTGCGAAGATCGATGAAGAGATCGGCTGGCACAAAACCCTGTCCAACGTGCCCGTGAACGGCGTCACCGGCATCAGCAAAGACATCTACTGGGATCTGCAGAACCCGGCGACCGATGCGGGCTACCTGAACGAAGCCGAGGTCACCACCCTGATCAACCGGGGCGGCTTCCGCTTCTGGGGCTCGCGCACCTGCACCGTCGATCCGCTGTTCGCGTTCGAGAACTACACCCGCACCGCGCATGTCATTGCCGACACCATGGCCGAAGCGCACCTGTGGGCGGTGGACAAGCCGATGCATGCCAGCCTGATCCGCGACATCATCGAAGGCATCAACGCCAAGTTCCGCGAGTGGAAGGCCATGGGCTACATCATCGACGGCTCTGCCTGGTACGACGACACCGTGAACGATGAGACCACGCTGAAGGCCGGCAAGCTCTACATCGATTACGACTACACCCCGGTGCCCCCGCTGGAGAACCTGATGTTCCGCCAGCGCATCACCGACCGCTACCTGGCCGACTTCGCCAGCCAGATCAACGCATAACGGAGGGATGACCGATGGCACTGCCTCGTAAGCTCAAGAATATGAACCTGTTCAACGATGGCGTCTCCTACGCCGGGCAGGTTGAGGAGGTTGTCCCTCCTGTACTCACCCGAATCATGGAGGAATGGCGGGCAGGCGGCATGAATGCCCCCATCAAGACGGACCACGGCATGGAAGCCCTGTCCATGGAATGGACCTGCGGCGGCCTCATGCGAGAGCCGCTGCTCCAATTCGGCGTGACCACGCACGATGGTGTGCTGCTGCGCTTTGCCGGTGCCTACCAGCGCGACGACACCGGCGAGGTGGATGCGGTGGAGATCACCTGCCGCGGCCGTCACAGCTCCGTCGACATGGGCACCGCCAAGCCCGGCGACAACAGCCAGTTCAAGGTCACCAGCGAGCTGAGCTACTACAAGCTCACCATCAACGGCCTGGACGTGATCGAGATCGACCTGCTCAACATGATCGAGCGCGTGGGCGGCGTAGACCGTCTGGCCGATCAGCGCCGCGCGATCGGCCTGTAATCCTCACCCTTGGCCGGTAACCCCCCCCAGGCGCCGGCCCTTTTTCACTGCAACGGGATGCATACCATGGACACCAAAGACACTGACAAGCCCCAGAACGAAGTCACCATCACTGAACCCAAGGCACTGCCGCCCCATTCTGTGATGCTGGACGAGCCGATCAAGCGCGGCGACCAGATCATCAACACCATCACCCTGCGCAAGCCGAAAGCCGGCGAGCTGCGCGGCCTGAGCCTGCAGGAGGTGCTGCAGCTGGATGTGAACAGCCTGCAGAAGCTGCTGCCGCGCATCAGCTCGCCCACCCTGACCGAGCAGGACGTGGCCAACATGGACACCGCTGACCTGACCGCGGTGGGCACGGAGCTGGTGGGTTTTTTCGTGCAGAAGCAGCGCAAGGAAGAGGCCTACCTGACAGCGTGAACGAAGCCATGGCGGACATCGCCATGGTGTTCCACTGGCGGCCCTGCGACATGGCTGACCTGGAACTGGTTGAACTGATGGACTGGCGAGAACGGGCGCGCAGGCGCTGGGAGGGAGACGAGAAGTGAGCAACAAGCGCCTGACTCTGGACCTGATCCTCAGCACCATCGACAAGGCCTCTGCCCCGCTGAAGAAAGTGATGCGGGGCAGCAGCGCTACCGCACAGCAGCTCAAGGCCGCCAAGGAGCAACTGGCTGGCCTGCAGCGTCAGCAAAAGGACATCAGCAGCTTCCAGCAGCTGAGCCGTGCCACCAAAGAGAGCCGTACCGAACTGGGTGCTGCCTCTGAGCATTACCGCCGCCTGCAACGCGAGATCGAGGCGACGGCCAACCCCAGCCGCAAACTCACCCGCGAATTCGAACGCGCTGGCGACAAGGTCGGCCAGCTGCGCAACAAGCACATCCGCCACCTGCAAACCCTGAAGGAGAGCAAGCGCAAGCTGTCCGAAGCAGGTATCGATGTGCGCAACCTGAGCCAGCACAACATGAAGCTGTCCCAGGACATCGACACCGCCACCCAGGCGATGCGACGGCAGCAGAAAGAGCTGGACCGACTGACGCGACGGCAAGAGCGCTCACGCGCCGCAGCCGAGCAGTTCTCCGCTACCCAAGAGATGGCAGGCAAGATCGCCGGTGCCGGCGCCGGTGCGGCCGCCATGGGCGGTGGCATCACCTACGGCGCGATGAATGTCATCCAGCCGGGGATGGAGTTTGACGCGGCGATGAGCCAGGTTCAGGCGCTGACACGCCTGAACAAAGAGTCCGAAGAGTACATTGCACTGCGCAAACAGGCCCGCGACCTCGGGGCCACCACCTCCTTCTCCGCATCCGATGCTGCTGCCGGCCAGGGCTATCTGGCCATGGCGGGCTTTACCCCCCAGGCCATCGTCGATGCCATGCCCGGCATGCTGTCACTGGCCAAGGCCGCTGGCGTTGAGCTGGGCGAAGCCGCCGATATCGGCTCCAACATCCTCACCGGGTTTAACCTATCGGCAGCCGATATGGGCCGTGCCGGTGACGTACTGACCGCCACCTTCACCCGATCCAACACCGACCTGCAGATGCTGGGCGAGACGATGAAGTACGTCGCGCCGGTGGCGTCTGGGCTGGGTGGCTCCCTGGAAGAAGCGGCGGCCATGGCGGGCAAGCTGGGTGACGCCGGTATTCAGGGCAGCATGGGCGGCACGGCGTTGCGGGCAATCTACAGCCGCATGGCAGCACCACCGAAGGCTGCGGCGGATGCGCTGGATGATCTCGGCATTCGAACCAAAGACGCCCAGGGCAACCTGCGGCCGATGACCGACCTGCTGACAGAACTCCACGACAAGACCAAAGACCTGGGCGCTGCACAGCGGGCGGCTAGCTTCAAGGCAATCGCTGGCGAAGAGGCCTTCTCGGCATTGGCCGTGCTGACCCAGCAGGCCGGATCCGGAAAGCTCCAGGAGCTGATCAAAGAGCTGCAGGGCGCATCCGGTGAAGCCAACCGCACCGCCGCCGTGATGGCGGACAACGCCAGCGGGGATATCAAGTCCCTGCAGAGCGCCTGGCAGGATGTGGCAATCGAGCTGACTGACCTGAATGACGGCCCTCTGCGCGGCACCATCCAGATGGTGACCGGTATCGTCCGTGGCGTGGGCAACTGGATCAAAGAGAACCCCGAGCTGGCCGGGACCATCGCCAAGGTAGTCGTCGTCACCGGTGGCCTGTTGCTGGGCTTTGGGTCCATTGCGCTGGCCATATCCGCCCTGATGGGACCGTTCGCAATGATGCGCTATGTGATGACCATGGCGGGGCTGTCAGGCGGTAGCTTGGGCAAGGCATTCACGTTCCTGGGCAAATCTGTGCTGCCCATGCTGGGCAAGGCGATCCTGTGGGTTGGGCGCGCGTTCATGATGAACCCGATCGGGCTGGTGGTGACCGCCATCGCAGCGGCAGCCTACCTGATCTACAAGAACTGGGAGCCGATAAAGGCGTTCTTTGCAGGGCTCTGGCAAGA